TTTACTGGTCAATTAGAAAGTGGTCGACGATTACAGAATGGATGGCTCTTCATCCTGAAGCTCGGGTTTTCGGCCGAGGTGCAGATACTTGTGCCTTGTGCGCAGCGCACCCTGGTTGTGAGGGTTGCCCTGTAGCGGTAGATGGTCATCAGGATTGTCGGGATACTCCCTATGAAGACTTCAGACTGAGAGGTACAGATAAGGAGGCCGCACGGGCCGAGCTGGAGTTCCTTACAAGTCTGGTGGGTACAAAAGTACACCGCGAGTTCTACTGGGGAGGCGATCAGAGTGATGGCTTTGTGCTTCATGTTACTCCTCCCTTTACGAAGGACGAACCCGACCCACTTTACTGGTCAATTAGAAAGTGGTCGACGATTACAGAATGGATGGCTCTTCATCCTGAAGCTCGGGTTTTCGGCCGAGGTGCAGATACTTGTGCCTTGTGCGCAGCGCACCCTGGTTGTGAGGGTTGTCCCATCGCTACCGCTACAGGGCAGTGCGGTTGTCAGGGTACTCCCTACATAGACTTCATACGAAGTGGAGGTACAGATAAGGAGGCCGCACGGGCCGAGCTGGAATTTCTCAGGGGTTTGAGAAAAATAGAAGTCGGCGACCTTAAGGCCAATATAATTACAGCTTCGGCAATTGCTACGCAGGATACTTTGCCGCCAGGAATGTATGTGATGCACTTCATCAGGGCCTCTGTAGGTCCTGAGGGCGTCATACTTTGTGGGAGAGTTGACGGAAAGCGAATTACCTTTAAGCTGAGGTAACCCGAATGAAGATGAAGACTTTGCCAGGTCGGGAGCTAGAAGTTGTAGCCAAGCGGCTGCGACAGCGCGCCGCCCGCTGTCTGGAACTGGCGCAGGAGAGGAGTGACGAGAATCGGTACGTGGAGGCTGCATGCCTGATCGCTGCAGCTTACACATGTACTACAGTCGCGTTGGAACTAGATAGGAGTAATAAATGAGCGAGCATGAGTTCTTCTTTGTGAGCAACCGTGATGATGGCTTTACACTTTGCGTGGAGCCACCTTTCGAGCACGATGAACCACAACCCTTGTATTGGTCCATTAAGAAGTGGCGCGCTATCGCTACACAGTTGATATCGTTTCCTGGAGCCGAGATTACTGGCGTAGGTGGACTCACGTGTGCCTTGTGCGCCGTATTCCGTAACTGCAAGGACTGCCCTGTGGCGATGGATGGTCACTCAAGCTGCCTGGGCACTCCCTACATGGAGTTCATGGCAAGTGGTGGGCGTGACTGGAAAGTCGCTTGTGCCGAGGCGGAGTATCTTGAGGGACTATCTTGCGGCCATCGCCAGCAGGAGAGAGACATTGTAGTCAAGCGACTGAGACGGCGCGTCGCTCGCTGCCTTGAACTGGCGCAGAAGGCGGGTGCCCGAGATCAGCATATCCCAATGATGTGTCTGATCGCAATGGCCTACGCGTATCTTGAATCCGCCATTGAGTTGGAAGAATGATAGCACTTCTGCTTCTGCTCGTCGTCGTTGTCGCTGCCACTACTATTGCTGCTATCGTCTTGTACATCATGCTGGCTGAGGCGCGCCAACGAGCTGAGGGAGCCGAGCGTAAGGCCCTGATTCGCTCAAGTGAGTTTGTCAAGAGTGAGACCAAGCGAATCAGGGCCGACGCGCTGCGCCGCAGTGCTGCTGTGGTCAAAGGGAAAGTAGCGGAGCAGTTCGTTCCCTTCACGGACGACTTCGACTACAATCCTCGGGATTGTAGATTTCTCGGCAGTCCCGTAGATTTCGTAGTCTTTGAAGGACTGTCTGAAGGACAGCTCGTAAGGGTGGTCTTTATTGAAGTGAAAAGTGGTAAATCCTCACTTAGCCGCAGAGAGCGTCAAGTCAGGGATGTGGTGGACGAAGGCGAAGTGTACTGGGAGGAGGTAAGTTGTGGCGATAAACATCAGAGTTAGTACGAAGCCCAACTTCACGAGACCTAAGCTACTTTTGCATCCTCCAATACCCTCCCAGCTCAGAGGCGTTAACCCTAGAACGATTAAGGGGCAGGAATGGTGGGATGTAGTTCGGCGGCAAGCTTACGGCAAGAACAACTACTGCTGCTGGGCCTGTGGTATGTATTGCCTAGATACTCCAGGGCCACTTGAGGCGCATGAATGTTACAACTATGACTACGGTACCTATAAGGCTTCCCTGAAGGAGATCGTGGCGCTATGTTGTAAGTGCCACAGTTTTATTCATGGACGCTTCAGGTCCATGTCTGAGGGATTGGAGACTCTACGATACGGACTTGAGATTTTGAACACAGCAGGGTTGCCACTTCCATATCTACAGCTGCGGTTCTATAGGTACCTCGGTAGGGATGAGGATGCTTATGCGAACGCAGACATCAATCCACAGCCGTCGCCTCAAGTTCTTACTGACCAGCGCTGGACATTAGTTTTAGGAGATGATGAATGATAACAGGATGCTCTTCGTGCAACACAGTGGTTCACCTGCAGCTGCAGCCTGACAAGGAAACTTCGTACATGGTAGGAAGCTGCTCTAACTGTGGAAAAGCTATTCAAGTCGAGATTAAAGATATAAAGGTCCCTTGCGAGGTATACTCCCGCATCGTCGGCTACCTACGCCCCGTGCAGAACTGGAACGCAGCCAAGCAGCAGGAGTTTACGGATCGAAAAACCTTCAAGATTAGGAGTTAATAATGTACTATAGTCAGACATTACAAGAAGTCACAGGTAAGGAGTGAAATGAACGTAGAACTGACTACAACTGCTGAGGAAGATTACAGAGCGCAAGAACTGATCAAAGATGCTTTCGTCGAAGCTGTGGAGCACCCTGGGGGGTACTCCGAACTGGCTAAACTTCTGTGGGAAGATCTGAAGAACTTGATAGGAGTAGATGTATGAAGCAACGTGCAACCTCAATAAGTGAAATCAAATCGTTCCTACGTTGTCGATTAGCCTGGTATTGGTCAGCTCCGCCTCCTAGGGGTTTGGGACTTGAGTCTATCAGGGAGAACCCTGCCCTACAGCTTGGGCGCTTAATACATCAAGCGCTGCAGGAAGGATATGACACGGGCGTTCCTTTTGCGGAATGCTTTCACGCACTTTGTGGTGAGCTCCCTGATGATGATAAAACCCAGAAACAGATTGCCCTCGGTGCTGCAATGCTGCGAGGGTACCAACTGTGGTCTCAGAGGACAGATCAGGAGATCAACTTCATTGCAATGGAGACCAGATGGGAAGTGAAGTTAGGGTCGGTGCTACTCAGTGGTATCTTCGACTCGATGGTCAAGCGCCCCGATGGCCTGTGGGTACTTGACTTCAAAACAACGAGCTTCTCCTCGACCGATTGGATCGCTCAGGATCTGCAAGCTACGGCATACGTAGCTGCGGCCCGTAAGATGTACGGGCCGGAAGTTCGTGGAATTATTTTCAGGTTTCTCCTGAAAAAGTCCCCGAAACCCTACCAAGATTTAATCCTCAAGAACGGCTCAGTCACGCAACGAGCTAACTTGGGCCGCCTTACTACTTACGAGGAGTACTCCTTGGCGCTTGCCGTTGCTGTTCTTCAGGACATCGCAAAAGATCCCGACGCAGGACTGCCTTCAGATGCTTCCTTAGAAGAATATGCTGCCCTCCTGGACGGCACTCAGCACGGTAAGTCCTGGTATCCGGCATTTACGGACACTTACACACAGGCCCGCCGGATGTATCATAAACAGACCGCAGAGCTCAAAGGCGAGTCTTACTTCTTTTGGGATGCTCTCGAATACCGGACTGACAAGCAGATTGAGCTATATATGAAGCACATAATCAGGCCCGCAGTGAAGGAGATGCGAAGCCGGCGGAAGGGTCGCTGGGTTGGCCCTACCGGATTGGGTGCGGCGTTCTCCGTATGCCGGAACTGCTCCTTTAGGGAACCCTGTAAATTAGTGATGGATGGTGCTGACTACCGCGCGATCCTACGGGAAGACTTCGTCTTGAATGAAAGATATGTATAATATCATCTACGCCGATCCGCCCTGGACTTACAGAGCCGCTCAGTCTGATGATCCAGTCAGAGGCGGTAAGACGTACACTACGATGATCCTTGGAGATATCAAGAATCTAGACGTACAAGCTATTGCAGCTCGTGATTGCGGATTGTTCCTGTGGGCAACCATGCCACTACTCCAGGAGGCCCTCGACGTAATTAAGTCCTGGGGCTTTAGATATACTACTTGTGCCTTTTGTTGGATAAAGCTAAACCCAACAGGTGCACTGCTCAAGGGCGGTCGGAACGGAAAAGATATTCTTCTTCGTAAGAGTATCTATAGTGGACTTGGCTACTGGACAAACAGAAACGCCGAGTTGTGCTTATACGGTAAAAAAGGACATCCAAAACGCCAAGCCCGAAACGTAAAGCAGATTGTGTTAGCTCCCAGGGGCCGGCATAGCGCTAAGCCACCTGAGGTACGAGACAGGATCGTCCAGTTGATGGGCGATCTGCCTCGCATCGAGCTATTTGCTCGACAGCGAGTTCCTGGCTGGGATGCATTTGGAGATGAGATAGAAGGTAGTATCCACATAGGAGGTAAGTAATGAAAGTGGCAAGTGTAGAAACGGTTGAGAAAGAGGCAAAGTACCTGAGGCTCTGCATTTATGGAGAGCCAGGTTCGGGAAAGACTTGGTTCGGTGCGTCAGCAGCACTTGACGAGCTAACTTCGCCGGTGCTGTTTCTCAATGCCAGGGCTCAGATTGCTTCATTGCGAAGTAACCCTGCATATATGGAGGCGATTAAGGATCGGCGGCTGGTCATTCTAACACTTGAGGAATACGCCGAACTCAACTACATATACACGTGGTTGTTTAGGGGTTCTGGGATAGAGGCACTTGATGAGTTATTCGCCCAGCATGGGCCTCCAAAGACGATTGTCCTCGACTCTCTGACGGAGCTTCAACGCATCGAGATTCTTAGGGTAGGTGGTAATCCTGCCGACAAGCTCCTTAGAGATGTAGAACCCCCACAGATCCAGCACTGGGGTTCGCTTCTCTCGCAGTTTACGTTGTTGGCACACTTATACTACCAACTCCCGTATCATATATGCTTCGTCGGCCTTGAGGGCGTCGAGTATGCCAGGCACGTAGTTGGCGAGACGCCCAGGGCAACAGGGTACAGGATTGCTTTACAGGGTTCGGCCCAACGGCTGTTCCCTGCGTACGCTTTGACGGTGATGCGGTTGGAGCGTGCCCCTAGGGGTTCTGGAGCTTTTGTCCTTGGACACACGAGGGGAACCATCTCCAAGACCAAGGAACAAACAGGGTTCTTTCCGGCGCAAATTCTTGACCCTACGATCCCAGCACTGGCTAAGTTACTACAACAATAAATATTGCATACCGAGCCCACCAAGGTCGGCCCACGGGAGCGGTTTTCCGGCCCACATCCCTGCCTATGGGTAATATTACCCATATCGGCCCAAAACGCCCCAAAACGCCCCGTGGTGGCCCATACGGGGGATGGGGGGGGGGAGAGGGACGTGAATAAACACAAGGAGAAAAGAATGAGTAGGCGAAGACGCAGGCCAAGTATGTGCTGCTGGTTTGTGCTGCTGGTTCTATGTTCATGCTGCACTGGGACTTATGCAATCTGTGCTCTCTTAACGCAATGACAAAGACAAACTGGGTCTACGAGCCACAGGGCACTTATGTTTACGTGCTAAGGGGACCAAGGAACATTTGTAAGGTCGGCTCGACAAAAGAGCCTGCCACGAGGATCCGTAGGCACAGGTGGGAACACCAGGTTCCTTTAGAACTGATCTGCTTGATCTGTCATCCGAGAGCGGCCGAGTTAGAAAAGCAGCTACATTATCACTTCGTTAAACTAGGCCGCAAAGAGATTGGGATCGAGTGGTTCCAACTCACCGATGAGGACGTTAAGTGGTTAAGAGACCACTCAACTGAGGAGGTAGATTGCTGTGATGGCAAATACCGTGCCTGTGGCTAAGAATGGTGATTAAATGCAAACGTTGCTGATACCTATACTGATCGTAGCCGGTTGGGCTAGCCAGTATGCACCTGGGAAGATAGAACAAGTGATCAATGTAAGGCAGACCAGAAGTGTCAGAATAAAGTTGCCTGCTAGGTTACCCAAAACCGATGGGTTTATCGCGGTACTAGATTGCGCCGAGATCGGTAACGTCTGGCACCTGAGACCCGAAGGTACCAAAGTATTTGAATCCTTCCTGGTCGTAGATTGCGCAGGCCCAGGCGCGGCTGGCTGGATGCGGCGCAATAACATCCTAGTGGAAGTGGACTTCAAAACGGCTGTCCGTTGGTCTACGGTAGGCCATGGTCAGCGAGTTGAGCGAGCAGTTGAATTTGCCTGGGCTCGGCCCTGGGTAGATGAAGTGATGTATGCCAAGTGAACGCTGTCCGTACTGCAAGAGCCTAGTTCCGGCACGTAGTGTCTGTGCTATTTTCTTGCACTTGGAGTTCGAGTGTCCGAATTACCCTGAGAGGTATATAGGAGGTGAGATGATGACAGAACGTGAGGTCATAGCTGAGTTCGACAAGGGCATGAGTGAGATCTGGGCTCGCTATGTTGAGGCAGGGAAGATCGCTAAGGCTGAGCGTGATCAAGCCTTGAAGGAGTTACGTGCTTGGTATGACAAGGCAATGGCAGAACTGGAGAAGGAGCAGGAGGAAGGAGATGGAGCTAACACGTAGTTCAGCAGGAACAGGAGGAGGATGGGTGGTGATACTGTTTGTCCTCCTGATGGTAGGATCCCTGGGGATCGTCCTATCGTCACTTGGAGGGAGTGGCCAGGTGGTTGTCCAGGTTCAGCAAAAGACGCACCTGGATCTCAGTGGTCAAGTTGCGATCAGGTCGGGCCTAAAGATCAACTCACACGCGGCGAAGCACGATAGTGAAGTACTGGACGCTTGGAAGATTTATGCCATGTTGCTAGAAGGCCAGTGCGTGGCGTCTACAGTATTATGCGGCGGTTCAGAGATCGAAAAGTTGTACTTGTGCAGAGACCCTTCTGGATTGATCGGGGGTCTGTTCGTCATCGGTGACGAGATCTCGACTGGTTACGGAGCCCGACTTTCCTACTGGGAAGGCAAGCTAGGTAGATGGGAGATTTGTGAATGAACGAACAGGAAGAAGTTGCCAATGCCGTGGTAGCCCGAGGGTACCTTAAGGGGTGGAGCCGGAAGCAGTTCGTCGCTCGTCAGGCTGTGAAGTTAGCGGAAGAGTTGGGCGAGCTTACTCAGTACTTAAGGCTTCCAGCCGTGATGTCACGGACGCTTAGAACTTTGGGAGATCTAGCTCGCAAAGTATTTGGCGACCAACAACTTTGGTTAACTGCAGATGTCATTAACGTTAAGGCAGCTCAGCAGGAGCTTGCGGACATCCAAGTTGTTGTGTTCTGCATGGCGCAAGCACTAGACTTCGATGTGGTGCAAGCTGCGTTGGCTAAGGCTACGTCGGATATAGAAAGGGGTGTGCGATGACTAAGGAAGTACTTGAGGAAATTGAGGAGTGTTTTGCCGCTATGCAGTCTGCGATAGATCACAGATGCTATGCACCATACAGTATCTCAGGTATATCACAACTGGTGGAGAGTCTTCAGGATGACCTGGATAATATCAACCAGTTGCTGATGGCGGTAACGTATGGAGAGGAGGTGAAATAGATTTAGAAAGCTCAGTAGTATTCGTGTAACCAAACTAAACCAAATCAGAAAGGAGTAACTAACTATGTTCGGAAAGGATAGGCCGTTGGAAGGGGAAGGCCCAATCACACTCGATGGCCCAATCACACTCGACCTGGATGCCATCAAAGATGAGCTAGTACCAGTGGGCTGGCACACCGTCACTATCGAGAGGGCGGAGCCGAAGTTGTCCCGCCAGAAGGAAGTCCCCCAGATCTTTATTCTGAGTAGGATTTCTGATGAGGGAGATCCGGACTATAACCGGACCCTCATTTGGAATATCTCACTTGAAGGTGAGGGCCTTGCCTTCACGAAGCGGTGCTTGGAAGCCATGGGGTTCTCCGGCGCCCTGAGTCACCCCAATGCGCAGGCACTGGCGGATGATCTGATCGGGCGGACCTTGGAGGCCAAAGTTCGTCACAAGACCTATAAGGGAGAACAGCAGGCCGAGGTCAACACTTGGAGAAGGTTCTCTCCCGATATCACGTTCTAGGCGTGTAAACACAGGGGCGGAGGACTACTACTCCGCCCCACTAAGGGAGGTTGCAGCTATGGACAATACAATTACAAAACTTGGAGATCCCTGTGCGGTAGCAGACAGAAACTTGGAGTTCTTTACGATCCAGGAGAATTCCCCTACCTTAAAGGTCACGCTAGATTGCACGGAGTTCACTTGCCGATGCCCCATAACAAATCAACCTGACTGGGCTACGATAATCATCACGTATGAACCTCACCTACGGATCGTAGAGAGCAAAAGTGTAAAGCTCTACTTGGAAACTTTTAGGGACAAGGGTGTCTTCCACGAATACTTGGCTCAGGTCATGTTGCGTGACTTCGTGGAACTTCTCGATCCTAGTAGGTGTAAGGTCACGGTGCACTTCAACACCAGAGGCGGCATCGCAATCTCGGCAACGGCAAGCTACGAGAAAGAGTAACAAGATGAAACTTGTAACATTACTTAGTGGCGGACTGGACTCCGTCACGCTAGCGTATCTCTTAAGGAACCTTGGGCATAAGCAAATCTTAGTTACTGTGGACTACAAACAGAGGCATATAAAGGAAATTTTCTTCGCGTCAGCCTGTGCCTCACGACTTGAAATTCCCTTGGTCACAGTAAACGTGAGTAGAGTGTTCGGCGCAGATGCCTTGACAGGTTCGAGGGGAGTACCTACCGGCGAATATACGGTGGAGACTCTGGCTGCTACGATAGTTCCCAATCGCAACGCTATCTTTGCAAACCTAGCGGCAGCAATTGCAGTACGCGAGAACTTTGATGGCATTGCACTGGCGATACACGCCGGAGATCATCCTGTGTATCCGGACTGCCGGCCCGAGTTCGTGGAGGCCCTAAAGGTATTGCTGACAGTTGCCAATGATCGACCACTTGAGGTAGAAGTTCCATTCCTTAAGTATGAGAAATACCAAATCGTGGCACTAGGTAAGACCCTAGGCGTGCCATTCTCCCGCACCTGGAGTTGTTACAAAGGTGGCGATCTCCACTGCGGTGCGTGTAGCACGTGCCTCGAACGAAAGGAGGCCTTCAGATTAGCTGGCGTAACAGATCCTACTCGATACAAAGGATAAAGGTGGAAAGGAGGATAAAGTTTGACTACATCCGTTTAAGGCAGGTCGCGGAAACCCTACCTGAAAAACTAAAAACAAGAAAACAAGGAGAAAAATCGTGAGAAAGAATAAGTCTCTGTATCCGTTCATGATGACTGCATTTGCAGTCATCCTGGTTCTGTCCAACACTACAGCAGTGAAGCTGTGCCAGTTGGGGCCAGTGGTCGCTACGTCAGCGATCATCTTGTTCCCTTTGGCCTATATCCTAGGGGATGTCATCACTGAAGTATACGGCTACGCAGGAGCTCGCCGCATCTTTTGGGCGGGCTTGGCGGCCAATCTTTTGATGGTACTAACATACACAGTCACGATCCTGCTACCAGGGCTTGATCCTAGGTTCGCCGAAATGTACGCTCGAGTTTTGGGTCAGGTTCCTCGGATAGTAGCAGCTTCAATGATAGGACTGTGGGTAGGTCAGTTTGCAAACGCTTACGTTATGAGCAGGCTGAAGGTTGCTACTAAAGGAAAATACCTTTGGTTGCGTACCATCTCATCGACATTGGTAGGCGAGCTGGTAGATACAGTGTTGTTCGCTACCTTAAGCTTTGCGTTTGTAGCCCCTTGGCCTGCTATCGGCAACATGATCTGGACAGGAACCTTGATTAAAAGTGCCTACGAAGCTGCAGTCACGCCCTTCACCTATCTAGTGGTAAGCTGGTTCAAGGAACGTGAGGGTGAAGTGTTCGACCATGACGTCAACTATTCCCCGTTTAGAGGTGGATAATGTTCACTTGTATCCGTCAAGAGTGCATTGAAGATCCCGAGGATGCTTACCACTACGAGGAACACCTGTGCTTTTGTTGTGGGCATGCTTTCATGCCCACTCCTGAAATGGCAAAAGAAGCGCAGTGTCCGGTATGCGATTGGTATGAGTGTCCTCACTGTGGAGGTTGCAAATGCAGACTATCCACTAATGATCAGTACTGGATAGATCTAGTTCATACCACGTACTGCAAAGATCTCAGGGCCATGGCGTCAGTTGAGGTAGATGGTCTACCTGAAACTGACAACCACTGGGTAAAGGTTGGGCTAGGATTGCAACTGCGGTTCTGCAAACGCTGGGCGGCATGTCGCCTGGGTCTCTGTACTGACAACCATTAGTAAACACAGGGCGGCCTGGGCAGAAAAGTGCCTAGGCCGCCCCGCAAACAAGGAGGAAAGGGTGATTTACTTACGAAAAGAAATTGAGGCATTCACACAGACAAAACACGAGTTCGAAGAGGCGTATGTCTCTCTCTTAGAGCGGGCACTCAATATTTACCAGGCCAATGCCGCCACCAGAGACGTGGGCTCGCCCATACACCATAGGCAGTCTCCTATGAGTATGCTGAGTCTCGCTCAGGCCAAGTGCCGTAGGATCGAAGCACGGATTTCGGATAACAACTGGGAGAGAAATAAGGCGACCATTCCTCTCGTAATAGAGGAGTGCGTTGACGTTACGAATTACGTACTTTACATCGCGGCTCTGTGTTTATTACTGCTGCAGGAGGAGGAACGAAATGAAAGTGGCGCATCTCGTACCTCCTAAGTGGGAGCATGAGTTTTTGGGAAGAACCTATAAAATGACGTTCGCATCCTGGCTGTCTGGTCAGCCAGCCGAGTACGCGACGAACCTTAGGATGCGTCCCAGATCTACCTATCTCATCCTTGATACTCACCCCTTCGAGAAGGAAGTACCCCTACCGCGTCCACTTGCCCTGTGGGGCGCAGCGTGGTGGACAGGCGCCAACGAAGTTGTCCTACCTGATGTTCTAGGGGATCCTGGAGCCACTTTGCGGCTCTCGTGGGAAGCGTTAGACAAACTAGATCACCTAGGAGCGAACCTACCACTGATGTTTGTCCCCCAAGCAGAAACCATGGAAGATTGGAAGAGCTGCCTAAGCGGCTTCCTAAGTGTGTGGGCAATATACCAGTGGAAGGATCCTCTGGTCATTGGCCTAAGTTCGCTTCGTAGGGCAGGAAGCCTCAGGCCCAGGAGGGGAAGTCGTATCCCAATGATGAAGTATCTCGCAGAAAGGGGCTTTGCGATGCACATACTGGGCCTGAGCTCAATAAGTCACTTTGTGCATGAGGAGCTGCCTGCTGCAAAGGAACATGGAGTGCGGGGGTTGGATACCTGTGCTGCATTTGCGTTAGGAGCACGAGGCTTGCTCCTGAACTCTCAGTCTCCCAGGCTGTTTCTGGGAGATCTTCAGAAGTATAACTCTCTCACTGAAGACCGGCTTGAGGTCATTAGGAGCAATATATCAGTATTGGACAACTGGTCACGTTAAAGGAGGAAAACCATGAAAGTAGCAAATATCGTTCCACCTTCCTGGATAGGGATCTATCCACCAGGGGAGTACCGCTTGGCTTTAGCTCATTGGGTACTTAAATACCCAGACTATGCCAAACGGATCAAGAGCAGTAGGGCGTACGTCCTACTCGACAACGGGGCATTTGAAGGTATGCAGCTAACCGCCTCACAGCTCAATGAGGCAGCGGCTGCAGTAGGCGCCGATGAGGTCGTCCTACCTGATGTTCTAGGAGACTCCGGAGAAACCCTGAGGCGTTCTTGGGAAGTCCTCGGAAAGTTAGCCGTTAAGAGGGTCATGTTCAATCCTCAAGGCAAAACTCATCAGGAGGTCGTGGACTGCCTGGAAGCTTGGCTCGACAAGTGGAACAAGAGCGACTGGGGATCGGCATACTCTCTGGGACTGTGTCTGGTTAGTTTGAGAGACTCGGCCGGAAAAGTCCTTCCAGGTACGCGATTAAACTACGCCCCCGAGTTGGTAGGCACAGGACTGCCTGTTCACATGTTAGGGGTGAACAATATAAAGATGTTTGCCAGCAGAGAGCTTCCGGTGGTTTACAAGCTAGGGATCCGTGGAATGGATACATCCTCGGCCTTCGCGTTAGGAGCCGAGGGGATACTTCTCACGCCCACTGCCAAAAAGGTGTTCCTTAAAGCTCCCGAGGGGTATAAGGAGCTGACGACTTTCCAACGAAGACTGATCTTCCTGAACCTAGCCATCCTGGATTTCTGGGTAGAAGCTGGAGAAGGTATTGAATATATTCCTACGCTAATGATCAGGAAACTTGCACAGCGCTGGCTGCGTTACTGGGCTGAGGGCTTTGCAACCCTCCCTGACGTAATGCGGGCTTGTGGCATGCCTTCCGGAAGGTATGCTCTGTTGAAAGAAGACCATCGGGAAAGGGGCATTCGCCCGCTGGTCTATCTAGAGGGCCTTCGTGAAGACGAGGTCCTGGTGGAGGTATAAAATGAGTGGAAAACTGTTAGCAGCAGCATTCTGGTTGTCATTCTTCGTGGCTGTGTGGCTGGACATGTTCGGCGTCCTGCCAAGTTCGGCCAAAGTTTTCGGCTATCGACTCCTGTTCTTCATAGGCGCCACCCTGATCACAATAGCGATCTATGGCCACAGTCACGACAAGCGAGTTGAGTAATGACTTGTGAAAATTGCCCGTATAAAGGCCGGCCTAGGGTAGGGTCCGAAGGGGATCCTGCTGCCTGCAAGTACGTCCTGGTTGGTGAAGCACCTGCCTACGATGAAGTCAGGCAGGGCCGACCTTTTGCGGGCAAAACGGGCCGGCTACTAGATGCCTTCTTGAAGCGAATAGGGATCGAACGTTCGGACTGCTATATCACAAACGCCCTCAAGTGCCAGCTACCGAGAAATAAAGAGGGCGTCGACGAAGCTCTGTCCCACTGTAGAGGCATCTTTCTTGAGGAACTGGCGCGAGTAAACACAGGGGCGTCGGTCGCGCTTATGGGTGCTCACGCCAGGAATGTACTATATCCGAACGAGTACAAGCAGGGCATCCTGGTCTCGAGAGGTTGGCGGAAGTATGGAGAACGAGATATTTACGTGATGGCACATCCGGCGTTCTATATGTACAATCCTGAGGAGGCACCTATGCTTCTTAAGGATCTGAGGCGTATTAAACGCGGGCGGCTACCACCTATAAGTACTGCTGTGTGTGTATTGGAGGCAGAGAAACTAGAAGAGTTCCTGGCCTCTCTACACCGCCGCCCTGTGTCCAAGCGTGATTTCGTAGCTTACGACCTGGAGACCGACCAGGTAGACTTCATGCGAGACCGCATATTATGCATGAGCATTTCACCTGAGGTTGGTACGGCTTATATCATCCCTGATAGTTTGCTTTATCAGGACGGTCATGAGTGGGTCACGACTGGTAAATCAAGGCAGTGGTGGGAACGCTTCCTAAGTGATCCTCGTTACCTCAACGGTAGCTACCTCAGGCCGAACTTTGCAACGGTAGCTACGCTGAGGGAAATATTTGCTGTTCCTGGTTATAGATGGGCGGCTCACAACTCAAAGTTCGATATGCGCTTCCTGCGACACTTGGGCGTGGAGAATGTGCGGTGCGATCTCGACACCATCGTAGCTCACTATGCGCTCGATGAACGCAAGGGCGGGCACAGTCTGAAAGCTGTCACAGACGATTACTTCGATGTGGGCGATTACGAGGTCGATCTGTTCAACTATATAACGAAAAAATCAGCCCGATACAGTGCAGTGCCTCGGCGCGTCCTATATCAGTATAATGCAATGGATACCGAACTCACCCTCCGCCTGGCCTACGCCCTCGAGGCAGAACTGAAGGAGCAGGATCTGTGGAAAAAGCCATTTCTCTTTCCTATGATGGCAGCAATCCCAATGTTACTAGATGCTGAACTTGCAGGCGTCCTGATAGATTGGGAGGGATTGGAAAGGATAGATAAGGAAGAGATAGAACCGGAGCTCCAGAAAGTTGCTAAGGAGCTCAGGGATATCAGTGGCCATCCGGATCTAAATCCCCTAAGTAGTAAGAGGGTTATAGGTATACTCTATGATGAAATGGGTTTTCCTGTAATCAACGTGCGGACGCGTGCGGCTGGAAAACGCATCCACAAGCGGAGCTCCCAGATAGCCGTCCTGGACGGCTGGGCTAAAATGCAAAGGCAGGGAACGCTTCCTGTATCCGATAAAGCCTGGCAGTTTGCCGAGAGGCTCCGGCACTACCGGCATCTCCGCAAAATGCGGGGTTCATATATTCGTAAGTGGAAAAACTACAGAGGCACTGATGACAGAGTGCATACCTCGTTCCTCCTGAGGGGGACTGTTACTGGGCGGCTGGCATCAAAGGATCCGCCTATGCAAACAATCCCCTCCAAGAAGGTCACTGACAGGTGGGGGCCTTTGGTTGCTAATGTTCATATCCCGCAACCAGGCTGGAAGTTCATTTATGCCGACTATAGTCAAGCCGAGCTGAGGGCCCTGGCGTGTTTATCAGGTGATAAGTTTATGCTGCAAACATTTAGGGATGGTAAAGACTACCATTCCGAGGTGGCAGTTGCGGCTTACGGCCCTGACTTCACGCGGGATGAACGCCAGCACTGCAAACGGCTCACCTTCGGGTGGGCCTTTGGAGGAAATGTCAAGGAACTAGCCCTCGATGCCCTACAGTTTGAGGGGCCCGTCGCCGAAAGGTTTGCTCACGAGTGGGATCTCCTCTTTGAGGATGCCGTGAAGTGGCGGGAGTCCCAAGGGGACCTGATGCAGAAGCAAGGGTACGTAGAATCTGTCTTCGGACGGCGAAGAAGATACGTACTGCTGACGCCTGATAATGTTGGTAAGGCAAGACGAGTAGCGATCAATGCACCCATTCAGTCAGTCATCAGTGACCTTACACTAATTAGTGCCGTCAGGCTGCATGCAAAGTATCGACATACAGATTACGCTAGGGTGATCCTGTTAATTCATGACTCTGCTACGATGGAAGTACGCGATGATAAGGTCGAAGAAGTCAGGAAGGTAATGAAACAAGTTATGATGGACACAGCGGCGGAGATCTTTCCCCAAATACCTTTCGTGGCTGACACCAAGGTTGGGGTTCGATTAGGAGACTTAACATGAAAGGATGCTTTTTATATTCACTTTGTGGGGCAGCCGCAGGGTTGCTTGCTTATCAGGTGGCCCAAGTACTGCCCCTGTGGATAAGTGTCCCTGTAGGGGTACTGTCTTTTGCGGGACTAGTGTACCTCCTATGTGGGGCACTGTCATCTAAGAAATAGAGGAGGTGAATAACATGTGGGAGTTGGCAAAAATCATCGTTAGTGGTCTGTGTGCAGTGATCGTCGAAGTTACGGTAGTTCAGATCCATCCTAACCTGGACGCGGTCTGGCTAGTGACCATTGGAATAGGCGTGTGGGCGGCCATTTGGCTGCTGTTATCCCTCGTAACCCAAAAGGGTATGTAGAAAGGAGATAAGGATGTCTAAGTATGCAAATCGCTCAGGACACGACATGTTGGGTGGAATGGGAGCCGTTCCCGTTCTCTCAGTAGTTATCGCCATGGCACTCTGTTGCGTGGTCTGTATGTTCTCAGCACCTCTGGATCCACATGGGCGCCGAGCAATAGTAGAACACGCAACGGCTACGGCTCCGTCGCGGGTCAATCTTCAGGCTGCGTCATCTGTACTCAAACGATGCAGTGACGGCGAAGACGTATCGGGAGCACTGGTGAGTTTCGAGGGTGAGGTTGACCACGCTTATCCCGACCAGGCATGGCTTAGTGACAGTGTTATCGTTGAGAACCTGGGAAACCGTACCCCCCGCGTCGGTGAGGTGTTCATCGGCGAAGGTATGGTGACTGGTTGCACTAACGGTTACTTGTTGGTGCAAGCCAGCGTAAGGATGGCAGAATGATCTTGGGCTGGGGCGAGCTGGTAATACTACTGGAAGTAATCCTTATTCCACTCGCTGTGTACGATGTGGTGAGGAGGAAGCCAGTGGAAATCCCTAAAGAATTGGCTTGGCTCACCTGGCTGGGAATTGCTTGCAGTTTCTGGAAGTTTTACCAGGAAGCATTTAGATGATCGTTCCACTGTTTGTACAATCTAAACTAGGAGGAACTGTGTTTCAGAAACTTGACGAGCATTGGTATGCTTACTGCCACAGGAAGGGCCCAGGGGGATACGAGGTTCTGGTATGGAACCCATCCCAAGAAAGGACTCTCTCGTTCGGAGACTTCATCAAAGCACTTATCACTACTGTGCTCCTATGTGAATACCTGGACCAGTTCTTGTGGGTTCTATTTGCTTATGCGCGGAGACTGATATGATAAAAGTAACCTTGCAAGAGATTGAGCTGCTGGCAAGACTGTTGAGCAGGGCTGGCGTCACGCAGATTGAGGCGATGTGGGCTAAAGTTATAGTGATAGTAGTGCTGTCTAGGGCCAAGAACGGCCCATAGGCGACCCAGAGCCGAAAATCCGTGGCCAAATTCCAAATCGCAAGTAAAGAAGGAAGACGCAGATGTGGAAGTTAATTGCGCTACTGGGCGTGTTGCAGGGCCTTGATTGCCTCACGACTTGGGCAGCCGGAATAGAACGAGAAGGGAATAGTTTCGCCGTGCAAGTTTGGGAAAATCAGGGCTTTGGAACAATAGCTTTCTGTAAGATGGCCATCGTAGCAGGATTGGCTTTGGAAGGATATGTTCTGAAGAGGGTAGCCAGACTGAACGTATTTCCGTCATCAGGGATGAAACTTCTCGAGAGGGTCTTCGCCTGGGGCGTTGGTGCATTCTGCACTGGGATGTTACTGATAGTCTCGTGGAATTTCTTCGCACTCGCGGTCAACCCACCCCACGACGCATGGTTCTAGGACATGACATGAGCTGCATTCTATTGTTCCTCTGCGTGGTCGCCGCCGGAGCGCTCGCTTGCATAGTAAGCGAGATGCTCCCGGCCTGGGTGTGCGTAGTTGTTGGCGTCGTGGCATTTCTAGGCACGGTCTACGTGTGCGCAAGCGCTTGGACTGTGCGGAAGAAGAGCTAGAGAATGCACTCTAAAAGAGAAAGGAGAAAACGAAAGTGAATCCTGAAACAAAGATGAAGGTAAAGATACGCAA